TACCGGGCCAGCAGGCCCGACAGGTGCCACTGGAGCTCCTGGAGCTGACGGAACAGATGGCGCTGACGGTGCGCCGGGTGCGACTGGACCCACAGGTGCGACTGGAGCTACGGGGCCAACCGGACCAGCCGGCGCTGATGGAACGGATGGTGTTGATGGAGCTCCTGGTGCGACTGGGCCGGCAGGTCCGACCGGTCCAATTGGAGCTACTGGCGCGACGGGTGCTAGTGGTGCGAACGGCTCTGTTTGGCGTTCTGGAGCAGGCGCGCCATCCGGAAGTCTCGGCGTCGTCACAGATTGGTATCTGAACGATACGAATGGCGATGTTTACGAAAAGACCGGAGTTAGCACTTGGACGCTCCGAGATAACCTTACTGGACCTACCGGTGCAACTGGCGCGACCGGAGCAACTGGTGCTGCTGGAACGAACGGAACCAATGGAACAAACGGCACTAATGGTGAAGGAGTGCCGACTGGTGGAACCGTTGGACAAGTACTGCGCAAGATTGACAGCACAAACTACAATACAGTTTGGGCAAAAGATGAAGTAATTATCTCGGATGAAGTGCTGACTGCTGCTCAAAGTCAATTTACGCCTATTGCACTCGCAGGTTTTCAGACTATAGAATTTAATCTTATGGCTCGGCCAAATCCTGCGGTTGGTGGTGACGTAACTGTATACTGGCAGGGCAGTTTTGACGGTGGCGTAACTTGGGTCTCTGCTGCTGCTTCGTATAACGAGCAGATTGTGTACGGTCAACTTGGCGCAATGACTGTTGCAAACGCCAACGCTACAGCAGGACGTGTATTGCCGTCCATGGCGCGAACGTTAGCTAGTCCTGGACAAGCAAAAGGCAATTTTGATAAAGGTGCTACAGGACTGCGGGCCGAAATGCTTAGCTTGTGGACTTCCTTGTGGACTAGCGGCAGAGCAAACGGCTCCAGTGGAACAACTCTGCTGACCACAGGAGCTCTGACGCATATCAAATTCCTCGTAGACGTAGCTAACGGTTTAAACGTTGGTTCTTCGCTTACCCTCAAAGGCATTCCGCGTTAAGGAGCATTCTATGTTTAAGGCTTTCAAATTTCGACCTTCCGATGTGACAGCTGGTCAGACAGCTCCGGAAGACTGGTCCGATAACTGGCTTTCCAACTTTATGGCATGGTCCAGCCTGAAGTATCTCGATTCCTGGTGCTCGACACCCGAACACTGGACTTCGCGTGTGATGGATTATTTTTACACAGATTGTCCATGCTGCTTATTTTTCCGTGGCGTCATCGTCGGTTTGGGGCTTGCCACGGGGGTCGCTGTGATCATAGGTTGGCTGCTGTGAAACGACTGGTCGCAGCCGTAGCGCCACCGCGCAAACTGTCCGTGCTCGCACGTGTTCAGTTATCCACCTCGCCGGTCGCCATCCAAGCAATGATGGCTGCCAATTACAACACGAAGAATTCGAAGGAGAAGTAAATGGGTTGCGGATGTGGAAAGCCTGCAATGCAACGGGCACCGTCTTCTGCGCGTACTGTTTCTGCGCCAGCGCAGCGTATCGCACAGTCGACCGGGACGCAAGTCGTCAAGGCGCAGAGTGTGCCGTCTGGTGCTCCGATCAACAAGCCTGTGTCCCGGCCGCAGGTCTAGCAGCGTGAATGCTCACTCGCCAATTGGTATTGGACACAACGGCGGCCCGGAGATGGGCACGGCGGACGTGTACGTTGGCGAGAAGTTCCTGCCGCTCTACCAGCCGTACCGCCACAAAGCGTTGTTCGGCGGCCGTGGGTCCGCTAAGTCCCACGGCTGCGGCACAGCGCTTACAATCATGGCGTCACGCGCGTCGTACCGCATTGTCTGCGCGCGCCAGTTCCAAAACTCCATTCGCGATTCAGTGAAGGAACTGATCGAACAGAAGATCCGTACATTGCAACTCCTCGAGCAGTATGCAATTTACGAGCGCGAGATTGTGCACCGTAGCACGGAAAGCCGGTTTACTTTTATCGGTCTCGACCGCAACCCAGAATCCGCCAAATCGCTGGAAGGTGCGGATATCTGCTGGGTTGAAGAAGCGCGGACCATCAACAACCGCAGTATGGAAATCCTTATCCCGACAATCCGCAAGCCCGGTTCGGAGATTTGGTGGACCTGGAACCCGGAACAGCCTGAGGATCCGGTCGACAATTATTTCCGTGGTGGTGCCACCAAGCAAGGTGAAATATTCATTCCCCCGCCGCAGAGTTATATCTGCCGTGTCGGCATTGAAGATAACCCGTATTTCTACCACACGACTATGCCCACAGAGATGTGGCACATGCAGCAAGGTAACCCGCTGCGGTATAAACACGTGTGGGGTGGCGACTACGACAACGACTTCGAAGGCAAGATCTTCACCAATGTGGTGATTGGCCGTGTCGAGGTACCAGACCACATTGCGCCACGATACGGTGCAGATTGGGGCTTCGGTAGTGATCCGAACGCTTTTGTCAAAGTCTACGTCAACGAAACACGGCGTGAAATCTACATTGCTCGCGAATCCGGTGGACGTATCCCACTGCGCGAGCTACCTGCCACTATCCGTGAAGTGGTGGACAGCGACGATGATCTAATTAAGGGAGATTCTTCCCAGCCCGGCACAATCGATCACCTGAATTCGGAGGGGTTTAATATCCATCCCGCCAAGAAGGGACCGGGGTCGGTTAAGACTGGTATCACTTGGTTGCAGGGTTACCGAATCATCATTGACCCGGAATGCGAGCAGATGCGTGAAGAGGCCCGTTTGTACTCGTGGCAGAAAGATCGCCTGACCGGCAAGCGGCTTAGTGTCCCGGTCGACGCACATAATCACTATTGGGACGCTGTCCGTTACGCAACCGAAGATTGCCAGACCGAGGGCGGCGAATCGGATAGCGCAGACGGTGGTGTCATCAAGTTCGGCTTTGGGAAACGCAAAAGATGAAACTGCCATCACTCTTCAATTTCTTCAAGGCCGCCCCTGTACGCAAGCCGAATGAAGCTCCGCGCGCGCCACTCGGACTAATTGGGCGGCAGACAAAGAATATCATCGAATACAATAATGTTGTTGCAGCCGAACGCGCGATGCAACATCCGATTGTGTTCCGTGCTTTGCACAAGCTGGCGAGTTCTGTCGCGCAAGTGCAGTGGTACGCCGAGCCTGACCCGGATGTCGTGGCTTCCGAGCGTGCAGGTGCCGCTGTGATCAAAACGATCAACTCTGTGCTGGCGTCGCCAAACGACAACATGGCCCCGGACATGCTGCGCTACTGGCTCGCGTTGACGTTGGCCTGCTACGGTCGTATCCCGTTCAAGGTTGGCATCTCTGGCGTGAACAACCAACTGAACGCTGTCTACCCGCTGGACGCGCGTTACGTGCGTGCCACCCTGGACCCCCGTGGCAATGTGCGAGAGTACGAATACGGCAGCGAGTCTGATCGTGAAGTTATGCCGACGCGCAAACGTGCAAGCGAAGGCCAGTCGTACCTCTACGAAATCTATACACCAAACTTGGCCGCGAAGATTGAGTCGACACGCAACAGCAACGTCCTCGGCGCGATTGGTTTGCCTACGCAAATCATCGAACTGTTATTGCAGCGTGCGTGGGATACCGCCTCTGGCCACCCGAATAATAAATATATCATCACAGCAGAGAAGACGCTGACCGTTAAACAGAAAGATGCTATTAAAGAACATCTCGAAAATTCTGTTCCAGACGGTGAAGAATCCGGCAATATTTTGTTTCTCTACAATACTTCTGTAGAAGTACATACGCTGGACAATAACCTCAGCGACATTCACAGTAAAATGCCGCTGGACGACATGGCTCGTATGATCTATGGTGCGTTCGGTATCCCTATTAGCCTTGTCGGCATGGGGGCTGCGGATGGTGCGAAGTTTGCTGGCAACTATATCGAATCTCGTCAAGCGTTCTGGGAAGATACTATTATCCCGAATTTCCTTACGCCAATTGCCACGGGGTTGACGCTGGCTGTGTGCCCGTACGGCGCACGCATTCGTTTTGACCTGGACACCATCGATGCAATCCAGGATAGCAGGTCCAGTCGTGCCAACAAATTAGAGGACGTTTCTTTCTTGACGTCCGACGAGAAACGTGAGTTGGCAGGTTATCCTGCGTTGACTGCTGAACAGCGTGCTCAACTTGATAGAGAAGCGGCTTTGCGTGCCACTAACCGCCAAAACAGTACACAATCCACGAGTGGAGCATAAAAATGCGCAAAATGAACAGGTTAGCGGCTTCTTTTCCGCTTGCAATCGCTGCGCAACCTGATAAATTTCCGGTGCAGCGGGATGGTTCGAATTCG